CGTTATAAAAAAAAGATAACTTAACAAACTCACCCTCAGTTAATCCGTGAGGAGCAATACATTGGAATTGAATAATACTATTTCCATTCTGAGTTGAATTGTTAATAACAAATGGAATACCTTCTGAGGCAATCCAACTTCTATTTACATTATTTAATGAATACTCTAATCTCTTAGTGTAATCATTTGAATACGGATAACTAATATAATAAGTCCAATTATATGTGTAGGCACTTTTTGCTTTATATGAAATGTGTTGGTCTTTAACATCAGGTCTATAAAAATCAAATTCATAGTATTGAGGAAATCCATTCCACACACCTGAACCCATTGAAGATATTGGGTCAATATAATATAAGTTATATTGGAATGGTAAATAATTTGTGGTACCAGTAAGTGTGTTAGCATATAGATAGGTTAACTTAAATGTTGGTCTAAATACCGTACACGTTTGTCTTTCATTATCAAAAACTTGTTCTAAGTTAATACTAGCACTTCTATCAAACTCAGTCAATAGTCGAGTTTTTTGATTTAACGAAATATCAATATCTTGGTCAACAGCAGGTGCCGACTTATATTGTTGACTACTTGGTATGATTGTATACTTATTCACTTACTGAGTATTTTGTTTTAAATTTATCTAAAGCACTTTCACCTTTAATTAATCCAAAGTAAAAGTGGAATGGAGCACCAACAGTAAATTTACTATCAGAACCATCTAATTGTGATGAGTAATTACCACTAGCATCTAAACTAAAAATATATCCACGAGCACTTGTTTCACCTGAAACTGTATTCAAATTAATGTTACGACTATAAAAATAAGTGGGTGATACAGGATTTATTCTATCTTGGGTTTGATATCCTTTATTTTGAACAATATCCTCACTTCCTGTTGCCCAATTATTAAATTGATTTCCAAAAATACTATCATTATTGTTTGATAATTTCCACTGATAAAAAGGAACAACTTGTGTTTTAATTCCATATGTGAATGGATAATTCGCGGTATTTATACTGTTTCTAAAATTAATTCTACCAGGACTTAAATAATCCTTTAATTGTAAATTTTCAGTAGTTGATGAGAACCATACTGCCATAGTTGGATTACTAAGTGAACCTAAAATTTGTACAGGTTCGTTAGTTCCTCCATTTGATACATAATATTGTGCACTAAATGGAATAACACCTTCTTCAGAATTTATTGACATTAACTGAGCTAAATCACCATCAATTCTTTTTTTAGGTCTTGAAAATAATTGGTCTAACGTATTACTTGGATTAATATTAAAAATTTGTTGTAAATACGTTTCATCTGTAATTCTTGATATCACAAATAAATTAACCAAATCAGAGGTATCGTTATAACTTGTGTCACTCAAACCATTCATAACATAAGCATTTGCCGATGGTTCAAACATTATCTCATCATAAAAAGAATCTTTAAATCCAAGATTCATAATTGTAGTTGGATATTGTAACATCAAATTATTTGTTGGTTCAATGTAATTTAATGTGGATTTACCAATAAAATTACCAGTTGATTGATTATATGGGCTACTTCTATAATAGAAGTTATTTGTATCCGATTCAAAATAAACAACATCCTTACAATATATTGGAGATTTTGGTTTATTTTCTTTATCAAAATATGTAATTACTTGAATTGGTGGAGCATATAGAGTACCATTAACCCAATTATTTACAAATGTTTGTGATAAAACTCCACGACAAAGACCATAAAAGAATTTAAATCTAAATCCCCACTCAGCAAAAGATTTTAAATCTTGTTGTAAATCAGTTAATGGTTTATCCATTAATACATAACAACCAGCTTCAATTGTATCAGTTCCACTACAACCTGGTATAACACCAAAACTAGTACCACTACCACTATAACAATCTAAACTTTGAATATTTTTACAAATGCTTAAAGTATCTATCACATTATTGGATGCAACTTGGTCATTAATATCAGGACCATATGTATCCGCACCTAAACCAAATCTTTCAGAAACAAAATCTTCTCCTTCTCCTTCAGTTATAAGATAAACTGTAAATCCTAAATTTTGTTGTAGTAATGTTGAAAATCCATCTGTACTACCGGTATTAACATAATCCGAAGATGGTAGTCTATCTGTTCTTAATATATTTAAACCTTTATTTCCAATACTCATTGGATTGTATTTTGAATAATTATATAAACAAGGACTATAATATATTGACTTTACAGTGTCAGGTCTATTGGCACCAAAAAAACTTGACCCAACCTCAGTATAATAATACCCTCCTCCAGACAAATCCTCATCATTGTCATAATAAGCACTCTGTGGATTAAATAAGTTTTTATAAGTGTCATTATAATCCTTACTCAAAACAAAATCAATACCATTAATTGTACTTGCAGTAGTAGTTCTATTCCACAATTGAAAAGTATTGCCCGTAAAATACTGTTGGTTCTCACGATATTGAGCATCCAACGCACCATAATATCCTAAATTTGTTGTAGTAAATCCTGACCATTGATTTCCTGGTCTAAAAAAATATGATGAATAAAATGTTGAATTTTGTGTTCTAAAATCTTGAACAGAAACATTAATTGAATAACCATCTGTATTTGTTAATTTTTGTATTGGAATATTTAATCTTGTAGATGCTGTAAACTTAATGTCAGTTTCATTTGGAAGACCTAAAATACGACCAATACCATATTCGTTTGTATACATTGGAGAATATGGGTCAACACCTCTTTGTAAAATTGTAATATATTGATTATTGTAATCCTCAAACAATTTACTATAATACAAATTATCAGTTTCTTTTGAATCTTCTCTCCAACCTAATAAATCAAAACTTTCAGTATTATTCCAATAAATTTTTGTATATCCATTAATAATTTGCATAAAACTTGAGGATAGTGGTGAGGGACCTTGTACCATTTTAATCGCATCAGATATTGTAATAGCGGTTAGTACTTGAAAATATTCTATATCTGATGGATATTTGTAATTGATTTCATTTGAACCTTTACTTAAATTATAAACAACATTAGCATTTCCTGTTTGTCCTGTTGCATATTGAATAACCATTGGAGGATATACCGTATCACCAGTAAAATTTGGAAATAATGTAGTTCCACTAATTCCAGTTACAACACCAAAATCTACGGTATTAGCACTATAAAGATAATTTTTGTCTTGTGATGTTGTAGGATTAACAAAAGTTAATAGTGTTCCAGATTCCCACTTTTGTGATACTAATATTGTGGTTGTATTGTCATAATGTTTTTTACCTATATTTGAATCAACATCAAAAGTAACACTAATTTTATTTACACCATCAAAATATTTTTTTCTAAGATTAAATGTATTAATTCTTTCACCCAACGGTAATGTTGTTGTCCAAGCAAACAGTTTTCTATTAGGTTTCGGTACCGAAACAAATAATAAATCTGTCGTACCATTAATTGGTATTGTGACAGTACTGGACTTTGTAGACCTAAAAACTTCTGGATTATTTATATCCTCATTTCTTGTTCCAATTGCCTGTGAAAAAGCATATGCGGCAATAGTTATAGCCTCTTCATTATCCTGAAAAAACCCATAATTTTTTTTAGGGATATTATTTTTAAGATTATCATAATATAATCCAGAATTACTTACTTGTGTTAATAATCCTGATGGGATTTCTCCATTGTTATCTAATGTAACTTCAGATGTACATTCACAAGTAGTACATGCGGGATATAACAATGACGGTAATTTTATTCTACCAAATTTTTTATTTGAGAAATTTAAAGCAATAAAAGTTAATCCCACAGCAACCGCAAAATTAAAAAGTCCTTGAGCAATAAATGTAAAAATAAGACCTATCGCTGGAAATGATGCTCCAGCCGAAATAAAGTTAGACGTTGCAGTAAAATAAAAATATCCAATAAGTGCTCCCAGTAAAGGAAGTGAATAATTATTCCAAAGATATGCAATTACGTGATAAGCAGTAAGTAAAGGAATACCTATCATCTGTAACAATTGGATGAACAATGAAACAATAAAAAATATTAAATCAAAATTTCTAACTCCATCATTAACAGGAAACTTATTAACACTAGTTTGACAATCATTATTATCAATTTCTTTAATACCAATAAATCTACCCCTATTCTCACCGTTCTTAAATTCATCAATCAATCCAGAAACCGTATAAACTCTATTAAAATCAAACTCATAAAAAGTATCCTCACAATTTATAGCAGAACTACTATTAGTATATCCTGACCAATCTAAACCAAAATAATATGAACCTTTTAATTGAGTTGATTGAACAGTACCTGTAGGATAATTAATTGGGTCCAACTCATAAGTTGAACCAGTCCATCCATATTCTCTGACATTTGGAACTAAAAAATATGCTCGTCTTGTTGTTTGACTTAAAGTTTCAGGTTGTTGCCATTTAACTTTAAACCTATATTTGGCCTTGGTTGGAATACCTATTGTTGGGTCATAAGATATTACTTTTTCACCAAATTCGTTGGTTATGTAGTAATCTAAGTTCATCGGTAATTCGGTCAACCAAACACCGTTTCCGTCAATAATATTTCCAGATTGTTCTAATTGATGTACTTCTAATATTGGATTACCATCGGCATCTTGATTGATTGTTTGTCTTATTGATAATATTTGACCAGGACCTGAAATTAACTCACAAAGATTACCTAAAGCTTCTTTAGGTCTACAAACTCTATTTCCTGTTATATCAAAACTACTTTGAAGAGCAACATTATCAGGACTTGAAAATATTGAACCCATAAAAACAGAAGTTGGTTGAATATTAATATTGGCATTATCTCTTAAATCAAAATCCGCCCTGCTAACGGCAATCTGACAAATCGCAGGGTCGCCCCACAACGGAGCAACATCAACTGTCTGTTGTATGTTTATAATCTGAGGTAATGAATTTAAATCTGTTGATGTGTTAAATTGGTTACCAGCAACTTGTGCTTCGGTAGCCAAACCCATCCTAATTAAATCTTGTGGTGTTAAAGAAAACTCACCGATATCAGATAAGTCAACATCCATAAATAAAGTTTGACCACCTAATGGAGCTCCCATTATCATATAGTCACCACTATCATTTGTTTTTGTTGTATACTTGTAATACTTGTCGTAAATCTCTACAACAGTATTATCAGTTAAAACATCTAACCTACTTGGTAATGTTCCTGTTGCGGCATGTTTAGAATATGATTTTTCGTAAGGTAATAGATTATATCTATAACCATCTTCATTTCTATCGTTTGGAGATTTGTATGGGTATATGCTTGAAATTAGAGGATTTGATTCGTCAATAGTATCAATAGGAATAAAAATAGATACTCGGGCATTTGGTAATCCCAAACCATTGTTAGCAGTAACCCTACCAACAACAACACCATAGTTTGCACAATTTCTTGTGTAAATCTCTGATTGTTGAATTTTTAATGATAAAATTTCTAAAAACTCAAAATCTTGGTCTAATTCAATATTAATTGTTTTATTGATACCAAGCTCAGTTCTTATTCTATATGATTGACCCATCTAATGTCTTTAATTAATAAATAGTTTATGTGGAATTTTTAAAATGTACCCACACAATTTAATTATAAGTTAAAGTGTTTATAAATAAACCAGTTAAGAGAAAGTAACTGATTGGAAGTTTTTAACTGAAACTTTAATATCTTTAGTTGGATATCTAATTTGATAAACCTGTGAAGGTTGAGCAAAAATTGTATCATCAACCGTTGAAATAAGTTTTGTTTCAGCATCTGCATATGACATTGAAGTCTCCGCTGAAGAATACTGACCACCAACTTGGTTGTATACATCTAATCCCGCAACAGTTAAAACACCATTTGTATTTTGAATTAAACTCTTTATCTCAGATAGATAAACGTTTTGTCCTAATTCTCTTGTTTGTGGATTAAAGTATGCCGAAATCTTATCAATAACACTTGAAATTACTTGTCCTGAGTTTTGTGCCGAATCTAAAACGATTGAAACCTCAACACCTAAGTCAATAACCTCAGCGGTAAAGATTGAAATATAATCATTCATCATTCGATAGTTTGATAAATAATTGGCAATATTTTGTCTTAAAGTATTTGATACAATATTAGTTAACTTACCTGAAGTATCGTAAGATAATATTTGAATTAAAATTTTATTATCATTTTCCGTTATTGATACCTTAGCAGGAGCTCCGAACTCTGCCGGCATGTTTCTAATCAACGACTCATAATCTTGAACGGTAACCGCTCTTTTTTGAGCTGAAAAGTTAAATGAAACGTAATTTCTAATTTCTTCTAATGAAGGAACACCAGCACCACCAACTGCGGCAGTTACGTTAGTACATCTTAAAGAGTTAACTACTGATGAGTTTGTTGCCTCTGATGGACCATTTACTGAGAATGATACAGTACCAATTTGAGTAATAACACTTGTTCCCAAGTTTGTTGACAATCCACCACCAACTCTATACTGAATAAACAATGTTGAATTAGGTGTTAATGTTGAACCTAATGAAATATTATTAGAATATCTTTGTAAATCCAAAGTAACACCAAGTGTTGTAAATTGATTTAATTGGTCTTGAGCAGTATTTGTACCACCACCAAATGTCATCTTTTTAAATCCTTCAGGAGTATATTCTGTTATAAATCTATCTTGTGTTTGAATATATTTACCCACTTTAATACCTGGTTGGTCAGAAACTTTGGTAGGGTCTTCAATAAAAACTCTATCTTCAGCCAACGCATCAACCTCATACCATCTATTCGATAAACCTAAAAATTCTGCAGTTGTTGGAATATTTGTATATTCTGTTCCACTTTTTAATAATACACTTGTAACACCGAGTACATTCTTTTCAGGTAAAAATAATTCAAAGAATGGTTTAACATCATTTGCTCCAATTACTCTTTTGAATACTTTAGTAATACCATTAACAACCATTTCTCGTTTTGTAATTGTATAATTTACAAGAACATTATTAGAGTTAAAGTTTGGTATTTTTAATCTATTAGGATAACCTTGAGAATTATATGGTGAAGCAAAATCAATATCATAAACGTTTTCAAATACAACACCAGCACCAGTTACTTGTGAACCTCTTAATAATGTTCCAAGATATCTTTCATCTTCCTTATCACCAAAGGCAGGAACCGTAACTGAAAAATCAACTAAAGCAACTGATGGTCTTTGACCCGGTAATTTTAAACCATAAGTTCTTGCAATATTATAAATTGAAGACCTTTGTTGAGCATATTGTAATACAGTTTCCTGAATACTTCTATCAATTTGATAGTTTAAGTTATCCGCAACGGCAGCATTTAAATCAAGGAAAACCGAGAACACCGAAGCATCATTAAAATCCTGAATTAATTCAGGGTAATACGTTTTTACGTAATTTAATAATTCAGTTCTTATTCCTTGGAAATCTCTGGTTGTGTACGATATTTTGTTATTTGCCATTTCTATTAAATATTGATAATCACAAAATCACTCTGAGCAAATGTTGAACCATTTGTAGAATAATCTAATCTTATTTTTGCTGTATATTCTGATGTTCCTTTACCAGGAAATCTATAAACCGAAGATTCACTAGTTCCTGCAGAGTTTTGTCCTGTTGCAATGTCCAATTCTTCTTGTGGGTCTGCGGGTGTTATTGTTAAATTATTTATTAAAAGATTTGGCATAAAATTTTCAACCGCGTCTCTAATGTCAGATTCAATAGCATTAAATGTTAAACCATCAAATGGTTCAAATAAAAATTCATACAATCTAGTACCAAAAGTTGGTAAATAATACCTTGAACCTTTTCGAGTTAATAAAAGATGAATCAAATCAGCCTTTATTTCTTGTTGTTGAAATTGAGTTAATTCTAAGTAATCACCCCTTTCAGAATCTCTGAAGGGAAAATTAAGACCATATGTTGTACCGTCTGCCATATAACATAAATATACTTAGATTATTTTTTTATTGAAGTGTGAATATTTCTATTACCTTTAATATGAACTGGTTCAAAAGCACAATGTTTACAACCGTTTCCACAACAAACACCTCTTTTTATATGGTATTCTTCTGTAAAAACCATATTACCAAACTTATCGTAGTAAAAATCAGAAGGGAGAAGTTTATTCGACTTCTCCCTTTTGTTATTATTTAAATCCATATTATGAATTATTTGATTTCACAAGCTCCGCCAGCACAAGCCAACTCACCACTTAAATCTGTTTCGTCACTCATTTCAACAACATTTTTTAAGTCGATTGAATGTAGTTTTTCAAACATTTTTTCAAATTCTTCTTTGGTACAATCTGTAAATGGTGCTTGTGTATACGAACCATTATCGTAAGGTAATACAGATAGTCCATTGTAAAAT